TGGGACGCAAGTAAGTCGCGGAACGGAGCCGTTCATCCCATGCTAGAACTATTATTCTATACAACACTCACTTGTGCTCAAGCGGATACAATTATGTTTCGCATGAGAACAAATGAGAATATTCCTCCTGAATTTAAGGTGGAATTGATTGAGGTCATGAAGGAATCAACACCTGAGTGCTACCCATGGGACGCAAACGACTAAAGGAACGGATTAAATTCCAACTACTTTAGGAGTAACTACAATGAACACACTTAACCTGATTCGTAAGCAGATTCAAAAAGCATCTGCACTGCATGACGCACAGATTACCCACACTACATATCGTGGTGTTGAGTATGATACACGTTGTGTAGAATCTAAAGAGACCCATGGTACATTCTGTTATCGTGGTAAACTTTACACCAAGTGAACAACTTACTTACTGAGAGGGTTTAACCCCTCTCTTTTTTTATGAGTATAAACTCGTAGGCAATAATATTCTTTACAATAAGTGTTGATTTCAATATAATTTTATTAAATAGTGGTAGAATTAGAGGACAACCAATGAACCCATAACCTCACTTTATTATGTTTTTAATGTTACGAGGTGTTCAATGCACAATCTTTTATCCCGCTCTCAGTTAAATGAGTGGACGAGTTTTGAAAATTCACAAGAAGACAATTATAAACTAAATGATTACTATGAGTGTCTAATTGAATGTGATTCTTTAGATCAACGTCAATGCAAACGAATATGCAGGAGTATTTTAAATTAATTTTTTACGAGGGGTTGCGACCCCTCTTTTTTTATGTTATAATGTATGCATCTGTGATTTAACTATGGACATCGTAACTGATTGGCGCTACAGTGACGAACGCATGGATATTAGAACGCAGGGACTAAACATTCTACTAAAGAAGTTTGGATCTGAAATTTGTTCTGATGGATCACCTAGATATTCTAACCAGAGCATTTATGAATGTGTTCATGACTGGGTGTCTCAAGGAAACCTAAGAACAGATGGCATTGTTGCCTACTACAAAGCGTACTATGACCCGACTAAAAGATCAAATTAGATTAGCAAAGAAAGCAATCAAAGAAGCAAAGACAAATCCAAATCTGTATACCGCAGAAGAGATTTCTTACATGGCAATTCAATTAACTCGTGCTAAGATAGCATTGAAACTCAAACAACAACGTCGCAAACAGGAGAAGGGATTTAGTAATGAATTCAGTGAAACTATTAACAGTAACTCCCGAAGCGGAGAAGACGATGGGGTACGTAGCGAGGGTGAGCAACCCCAACAACCAGGAGAATCCTAAGGTTGCAGGTCTATTGTCCTATTGCATCAAACACAACCACTGGAGCGTCTTTGAGCAGGCACACATGACGCTGGAGATTGAAACCACTAGGGCATTGGCAGCTCAAATCCTGAGGCATAGGTCTTTCACATTCCAAGAGTTTTCTCAACGGTATGCTGACAGTTCTATGTTGGCAGACAAGATTCCTTTGCCGGAACTTCGCAGGCAAGATACAAAGAATCGTCAGAACTCTATTGATGATGTTGACCCATTCATCCGTCAAGAATTCCAAATTAAAATTCAACAACACTTTGATGAGGGAATGAAACTCTATCAAGAAATGCTTGATAGAAATATTGCAAAGGAGTGTGCTCGTTTTGTACTACCCCTCGCTGTTCCAACAAAAATCTACATGACCGGCTCAGTCAGGTCATGGATCCATTATATTGAATTGCGTTCCGCTAATGGTACGCAGAAAGAACACATGGATATTGCACTAGATGCAAAGCGTGTGTTCGCAGAACAGTTCCCTATTTGTGCGGAGGCACTTGATTGGTTATGAAAACACTTACACTAGAAGACTATCAAAAAGCAGGAGAAACGTTCTGGCCTAAGTATTGGTACATCGCTAAGGAACTTGGAGAGGACGCCAAACCTGAGCAAGTTCTCAAAGTGATGGAAGCGATTGGTGGTGTCGCATTGAAGACAGCACTAGAAGAAAAACTAGCAGGTCCATTTGGTTTCAATAAGAAAAAGGAGGAGGAAGATGCCAACCTATCCAGTTAAAAATCTCACGACAGGTGAAGAAAAAGAACTTCATATGTCCATGAAGGACTACATGACATGGAAAGAAGAGAACCCTGATTGGGATAAAGATTGGTCAAAAGGTTGTGCTGGTGCTGGTGAAGCTGGTGACTGGCGTGATAAAATGAGTAAGACACATCCTGGTTGGAAAGATGTAATGTCTAAAGTAAAAGAGGCACCCGGTTACGGTATGTCCACCAAACATAAAGATAGTTATCAGTGGTAAATTATGGCTAGAGGAAGATCAAATCGGACACCTGGTCAAGGGATGTCTAAGAAACAACTTAAGCGCAGGAAGCCAATCAACGAAGCATATCTTCTTGAGATTGAATCCCTAACAGATAACCAAGAAGTTTTCTTCACCGAGTGGGCAGAAGGAAAGAACATGTTTGCATATGGTGCAGCAGGAACAGGTAAAACTTTCATTGCCTTGTACCTAGCACTCAAAGATATTCTAAATGAGAATTCTCCTTTTGAAAAAGTATATATTGTTCGTTCTCTTGTAGCAACTAGAGAAATTGGATTCCTCCCTGGAACTCATGATGACAAAGCATCTCTTTATCAAATTCCATATAAGAATATGGTAAAGCATATGTTTGAGATGCCAGATGATAATAGTTTTGAAATGCTTTATGAAAATCTTAAAGCACAGGAAACAATTTCATTCTGGTCTACTTCATTCCTCCGTGGTACTACTCTAGATAATGCAATCGTTATTGTTGATGAGTGTCAGAATCTAAACTTCCATGAACTTGATAGTATCATGACACGTATTGGACAGGACAGTAAGATCTGTTTCTGTGGAGATGTAAATCAATCTGATTTGCAGAAAACAAATGAACGTAATGGCATTCTTGACTTCCAAAGAATCTTAGAGAACATGGAAGAGTTTTCTATGATTGAGTTTGGAGTGGAAGATATTGTTCGCTCCGGACTTGTCAAAGCATATCTTGTTAGTAAATTATCTCTTGGTCTATAAATGAATTTGTTTAATCATGTTGGTGATGTGACACCTATTGAAATGAATGCTGAGATGGTAGATGGAAAGCGTGTCTACTATACACCATCCGGTAATCATTATCCGTCAATCACCACTGTGATTGGCAATAACGCTAAGAAGCAAGCTGGTCTTGCTAAATGGCGAGCGAGAGTTGGTAAAGAGAAGGCAGCAAATATTTCTGCACGATCTTCTGGACGTGGAACTAAGTATCACGCTATTGCTGAAGATTATTTTAATAATAATTTGGACTTAAAAAAGTACAGTAAGTTTCCTTTACCTGTACTAATGTTCCAGCATTCTCGGTCTGTTTTGGACCGTATAAATAATATTTACCTACAGGAAGCAGCATTATACTCCGACCAACTTGAAGTTGCGGGTCGTGTTGATTGTATTGCGGAATTTGATGGAGTTCTTTCTATCATTGACTTCAAGACTTCTGCTGAACCAAAAAGAGAATCTTATTTGTACGACTATTTGGTGCAAGAAACTGCATATGCATGTTGTTTGCAAGAACTTTACGGGATTACCGTAAAGCAACTCGTTACTATTGTTGCATGTGAAAATGGAGAGACGCAAGTGCATGTCACTCCTCCCAAAAAAGAATACTTGCTCAAACTAATCCAGTACATAGACGAATACCAAACCCGATATGGAAAAAAAGAATCTACTAGCAGATAAATTTATGACAAGCGCGAAGTTCTCTCAAGAGGTAGAAAAAATAGCACTCACTAATTTAGATATGAATTATATTGATGCTGTACTACATCTATGTGATATTAATGAAATTGAAGTAGACTCTGTATCTAAATTAATTTCAAAACCATTGAAAGAAAAACTAAAGTGTGAAGCACAGAAATTAAACTTCATTAAAAAAACGTCCAGAGCAAAACTAATGTTAGTCTGATGAGTGAATTTTTTAAATCCGAATTAGTAAGGGGAGAGATCCAAGAGATGACATCACTGCAGGAGTTTTGCTTCCGCTGTGCAATGAACTTAAATCTTTTGGATTACGATAGGAAACTAGAATACTTTGACGCTTTAGAATTACTAATTGAAAAGCAAAAAATTTTTCATGCACGAGTTTGCTTGAGTGATGATCCCGAAGCAAAATCTGTAGCGGAAAGTATTAAGCAAGCAGTTGTTTTGCTTGGCGGTGATGAAAATTTACGAGCAACTGATATGTTTGATGAATTACTCGGTAAAGTCCGTGAATTCAAAGACATTCTTAAAAGTGGCACAGAGAGTTGACGCCCGACTCTGTGCCTGTTATAATGACTAAGTGATAGGGTATCACACAAACCAAATCCAATTCAATCTAAAAATCCTATGTCTTTTGCAGACCTTAAGCGTAAATCCCAGACTAACTTTGACTTCCTTCAAAAGGAACTAGAGAAATCATCCAGCGGTAAGAACGTTGATGAACGTTTCTGGAAACCAGAGGTTGACGCTTCTGGAAATGGATACGCTGTTATCCGTTTCCTCCCTGCCCCTGAAGGTCAGACCCTTCCTTGGGCAAAACTATACTCCCACGCCTTCCAAGGTGTTGGTGGATGGTACATTGAAAACTCTCTGACTACACTCAACGAGAAGGATCCCGTTGGTGAAGTAAACCGCCGTCTCTGGAACAGCGGTGCAGATGAAGACAAAGAGACTGCTCGTAAGCAGAAGCGTAAGCTTCAATACTACAGCAACATCTATGTTGTGAAGGATCCTAAGCACCCTGAGAACGAAGGCAAAGTCTTCCTCTATAAGTATGGCAAGAAGATCCATGACAAGATCCTCGCTGCGATGCAACCTGAGTTCCAAGACGAGACTCCAGTCAATGTCTTTGACCTTTGGGAAGGTGCTAACTTTAAACTGAAGATCAAGAAGGTCGCAGGTTACTGGAACTATGATAGTTCCGAGTTTGATTCTGTCTCTGCTCTCAGTGCAGATGATGATGAACTGGAAGCAACCTGGAAGTCTGAGCACTCCCTGGAAGCATTCACCAATAAAGATCAGTTCAAGTCCTATGAGGATCTTGAGAAGCGTCTGAACATGGTGCTTGGTATCACTCAACGTACTGCTGTTCCTACAGTAGACAGTGAAGAGTATGAACCAGTCGCTGCTACTGGTGGATTCAACGATCCTGACATCACCCCTCAGTCATCGTTCCGTCAGCAGATGAGTGCTCCCTCTCCTGTCAAGGAAGAAGCAATCGTTGAAGATGATGATGCCCTGTCCTACTTCGCACGTCTTGCTGAAGAGTGATCAACAAAGTGCTTGGGGTGGTCTTCCACCCCGTGACAGTATTGAACTTACTGTTTGTTGGGACCTTGGGATTGATTCAGGTAGTCCACACTAAAGCACATCACACTTTAGAAACTGATGTGCATGGTCATGTTCACAGAGCACTGAAAAAAAATCCAGGACTAGCAAGGTCTGCTTGCTACGAATTGGATTAGTTAGTTTCATAAAACCGGGAAAATTTTCCCGGCATATTTTTTACTCAAAAGGTCGCGTTAAACTGCGACCTTTTTTAGTTTCTCTGTTATGAAGTCTGAGGACTCTGCATATTTGTTTACGGATTTAAATTCTTCTACAAATCTGGTAAAGTATGCTGGTCTTAGCATAAAAATTTCTCTTTTCTTTTCATTTTCATCAGTTTCATATTCGTAGTTAGATACTTCTCTACAAACAGTATTTCCTGGAATAGTTACTAACTGAGATCCATTCCAATATTCAAATGGGGCATCGTAAAATGTTTTATCAACAACAATTCCCTCTTCTAGTGCATTAACTGCAATCCCATCAATTACTTGACCTGATGCAACTTCAAATGTCACATAGTGATGAGTACCTGAGTATGCCTCATCTCCATACTTATCTTCAGTATATTTTTGTAGAACAGTAGTTGATACAGGGACAGAAAATAATGGATTGACCAAATTATTTGTTAATACAATTACCCAATCATAATTAGTATCACCATAAAAATCATTGGATATAGTATCTAATCTATCACTGTCCGTTATTGTATACTTTGTATAATATGTACTATAATCAAATAGATCTTTGTTGACTTTAAATCTACGAAAGAAATTCTTTGCAGTAATGTAATCAGATTCCGTAAACGGATAACTGATTGGTTTTATATCGTATTTAATATCGGGAATAAGAGAAAAATACATTAGAATCCTGATTGAATTTCGCTACTGAATATGAGTTTTGTTTCTACAAATTTAAGAGTAATTTCTGTTGCAACTGGAGAACCGTCGCCATATGTAGCATATGTTCCATCTGGTGTGTAGTTTACTTGTACTCCAGTGATTGCACATGGTTTGTATTGTGCAATATTAGTATTTGAACCTGATCCTGTCATAAAAGTAAACTTACATAAATTTGGAACTCTAATAAAATTGGAAGCCCCAGAAGCAATTGGTTTTTGATCATCACCAATACCCGTAGTGTTTTGTCCTGTTCCCGCTCCATATTTGGGTAAAGAAGCAGTTCGGAATGCATCACAAATCATTTTAATTTGTTTTGCTTCATCTGGTGATTGAGGAACCATTTTAAATACCATACCAATCTCTCTTAAATCTGGAGAGTCATATAGTAGTTCTGCATTGGGGTTTAAAACTACACCTCTAGTTGAACCTGTAATATCATTTATACTTAAATTACCACCAACACCTGGAATACGATTTAATGCGGAAGTTTTTAATGCATTAAGTGCTGCTGAAAGTGCTCCATCATCAAAATTTCTTGATAGTGCGCTTAAGTCTCCTCCTGCTGTTCTAATAGCACTAGCACCTAGTCTAGTAAACTTTTTACCATTCCAATTTTGTTTCTGTTCAGTACTCAAATCTTGAGGCATAGGTAATATAATTCCAGACACTTTACCACCTGGCACTGGAATATCTATTGGTTTTAGACTATCTACAGATTGATTATACTCTCCAAGACCATTAGGAAGACGATCGTCCCTTTTTTTAAACGGAGGTGTATAGTCTGCAAATTGGAATAAAACATAATCAGTGTTATTTGATATTACCTGACTATTTTTTGAAGGATATCGTGCATAGTTGCTGAAGTCACCACCTAGATTACCAGAATTTGTCTGATCTAATTTTACTTCTTCTCCTGCTTCTGGATTTTGTTCTTGAAATTGTCGTTTTACAGAAGGAATCTGCTCTTGTGGAACTTTGATCCACGCACCGCCTCTTCTCTGCCAATAAACACCCGGATCATCCTCATCTTTAATGACCTGATTTCTATATCCCTGCCCCGTTGGTTTTGCCATTTATTTTACCATCTCGGTGTCTTTACGGTTACCATATCCACGGATGATTCTCCTTCCTCTGATGCGATCGTAGTACTTATCATCTGTTTCTTCCCATACAAGTTCCTTGGTGTATGGAAATCTACCAGCACTACCTTTTACATTACGAACAAAGTTTTCAATAGGAAGTAGTATTGCAGTATCCCATTCTTTAGAAGCAAGGTCAAGCATCATACCATCTACTTGACTGGTTAAGTATTTATGGAAGCATCGCTTAGGAACATCAATTCTTCCTTCCATTAACTTTTTAATAACCATTATACGTTTCTTTGGTGCCATATAATGTAAGTTGACACCCGAAAATTCATCGGGTGATGCTTTCATCACATAAACTAACGGAAACGTGTCATAATACGGTAACCATCTTGTTTTTGCTTTATATTCAAACATATAAAGGTGACCAGAGACTGCATATGCTCTAAGGATATTTTCATCCGTTTCTTCTTCCTTACCTCTATTATCTATTCGTTCATCTCTTATAATCTTTGATGGATCTTTTTTATAATCCATTGCCGATTTTTTTACAGCATTTTTATACCAATTAAAACTTTGCTTCTGTCCGCCTGTTAATTCAGTTATTTTTTCAAATAGAGTTGTATATCCTGTAGTTTCGTTAGTAACATTACGTTGTATAGTTGCAAATCCTTGTGCCATTGCTCTTTACCTAAAATAAGTGATCTTCTGTAAGAATTAAAAAATTCATCTGCCTATCTTCACAGAAGTCCTGAGCAGCGTCCCATTTGGCACGGTTCTTCATGAACGTCAGGGCAGCCCGTTTATAGGCAGCAGTCCTTTTGTTTTTGTCATTCGGTGGTGATGTTTGTTTCTTGGGTTTTACTTCAATAATATACTTCGTGACCTTTCCTGACTTTTCGCGAACTTTAATGTAAAAATCTGGAAAATATCTATGCACTCGTCCATCAGTCGGACAACGATATGGAATAATGACTTCTTCACTACCCCACTCTAAAATAGAGGGATTTTTATCACAGAATACCATGAACTTTCGTTCCCATGATGATCTGTAAATAATACGAGTAGGATTTCCGCGATACTTTTTTGGATTGACTGGTTTATACAGTCCCGAGTATGCCATAAATATATAAGATCCCACGATTATATTTAGCAGTGGCAGTAAATGGTTTAAATCAATTCATGACCAAAATTGGTGCTAAGGGCGGAATGTCCTACTCCACCAATTTTGATGTTGAGTTTTCTTTTAAAGATTCTCCGACATTTTATGATTTTAAGGGAGAAAATAAAAATGTAATTCAAATGTTGTGTGATGAAGCACAACTACCGAATGTACAATCTGCTGTGTCACAAAGATCTGGTAGAAATCTTGGCGAGGGTCCGGTATCTTATCCCCACACTAGAATTTTTACTGATATTAGTTTAGGTTTTTTATTGGATGCTGATTTGACAGCACTAAAATTTATGAACAGCTGGTATAATTATATTTTTGATGAAGATAATGTACAGTATAGTGGATTTGAAGGTGCAACAACCGCTAGCCCATTATCGGAGAACCGTGTAAACAGACTTAAATATCTGGATCAATATGCTGCTACACTTAGAATTATGAAAACGGAACCTAATGGTAATTCGGAAAGGGGTAGAGTTCCTGTAACATATCTTTTAGAAAAATGTTATCCATATTCTATTGATACAGTTCCTCTAGCATATGGATCGTCGCAAATTTCAAGACTTACATGTAATTTCTATTATTCAAGACATACAGTAGCATACGGAAAATAACTATTTTAATTCTGTAAAAGTCGGAAAAATTTCTCCGCTAATTTTTGACTAAAAAAGTCGCAATAAATATACATATGATCTGAGGTAAATATTATGGCATTGCCAAAACTTGGTTATCCTACTTATGAGACGGCACTGCCTTCTACAGGAAAATCTATAAAATATCGTCCATTTTTAGTAAAAGAAGAAAAAGTACTTTTACTTGCAATGGAGTCACAAGACGAAAAGCAAATTACTAGCGCAGTTAAGGATTTGATCAAAAATTGCGTTATTTCACGTATTAAGGTTGATTTGCTTCCTAGTTTTGACCTGGAATACTTATTCTTAAAAATTAGAGCAGCTTCTATCGGAGAATCTCTAACTCTTACGGTAACGTGTCAAGATGATAACGAAACTACTGTAGAAACGGAAATCAATATTGATGAAGTTGAAGTTATCAAACCTGAAGGACATGATAAGAAAATCATGTTTGACGAAGATTCGGGTATTATTATGAACTACCCTAGTATGAAAGAATTCGTTGATCGCGAATTTTTACGCAAAGAAATGCAAACTCAAGAAGTTTATGATTTTATTGCTAATTCAATTGATCAAATTTTTCAAGGTGAAGATGTATATGATTCTTCTACTACATCAAAGAAAGAGTTTCGTGAATTTGTTGATAATTTGACTACGAAGCAATTTGAAAAAATTCAAGAATTCTATGCAACTGCACCTAAATTAAGTCATACTTTTACAGTGACTAATCCTAATACTGGTGTTGAGTCCACGTTTACAATTGAGGGATTATCCAATTTTTTCGCATAGCACTCTTTCAGAATAATCTGGAGGGGTATTATAGAATGAACTTTGCTTTGATGCAGTATCATAAATACTCTTTGACTGAGATTGAAAATATGATGCCTTGGGAGAGGGAAGTTTATACTACCTTTCTAATGCAATACCTTGATGAAGTTAAGCAAAAACAAGAAGCAGCAGCTAACAGGTAATGGCAAATTTGCAGCAAACATACAGCGGTGATCTTACTACTGCCCTTGCAGGGAAGGTGCTGGATGCTGCTAGAAAAGAAAAGAAGGGACCTGTAGCGAAAGCGCAGGAAGAGATGGAAAAAGATGATGATAATAGTCTTCCAGTAAAGGATATAAAAACAAGAGAACTTGCGGGTAAAATTTTAGGGTCTACTGTTGAACAAAAACTTAATGTAGTTGAATTTTCTGTAAAGCAACTTAAAAACGAAGTAAGTGCATTAAATTCAAATTTAGTACAATCTCACCAGTTAATATATGATCAAAATTTAATGCTTGGCGCTAAATTTGATCAACTACTAGGTCACTTTACTGCTAATCGTGAATTACAAGAAGAAATTTCAGAAGATAATAAGGTAAAAAGAAAAGAGTTAGAATTAGAAAAAAGTAATGATCTATCAGATAGTCTAAAATTATCTGATAACAAAAATGAATCATCTAGTAGTGATGGTGGTGGTAATATTACTAATAGAGTCTTATCTAAAATTTTAGGTAGACTTACTAAAGGAAAATTTAAAGGTATAAAAAATAGATTAAAACCACTTAGAAGTATTTTAAAACCAAAAGCAGCAGCGAAAGTCGCACTAAAGAAATATGCTGCAAAGGGAGCATCTAAATTTGGTTTAAATCTTGGTGTTAAAGGACTTTCAAAAGGTGGTGCTAAAATTGCTGCAAAGAAATTGCCATTTGGCATAGGTCTTGCAATTTCTAGTATATTTGCAGCTCAAAGATTATTTCAAAATCCACCAGATCCCGCTGGAGCTGCACTAGAACTTGCTTCTGGTGCTGCAGCATTTGTCCCTGGAATAGGAACAGCTGGGTCTATAGCAATTGATGCAGGACTTGCTGCTAGAGATATGAGCACACCTCAATATGAAAGAGGAACTGGATTTGCCAAAAAGGGATACAGTATGTTGCATGGTATGGAGGCACTTGTTACAAAGAAAGATAGTTCTAATTTTTCTGATACCATGATGCTGAATCAAGATAATCAGATTTCTTATTTTGCTAGTTCAGTGCAATCTTTAGCAAATAGAACAGGAACTGGAAGAGAAATATCTTCAATAATTAAAAAATCTGGATTAGACTATAAATTTACAAATATTCCTTTTGCATCTGATGTGGGAAATATTCAGCGAGCAGCAGCTGTTAAACAACCTACTGAAGCATTATTGAAGGATTTAAATCGTAGAGATAAAAATATTGTTAAAGCGGTTAATAATACTTCTGATCCGGATGATCCTACTAACCCAAATAATCCTACTAACCCAAATGATCCTACTAACCCAAATACTCCTACTAATACTCCACTAGGACCTAGGGCTGGATATAGCTCAAATGGACCATTATCATATCCAAAACAAAACAAACGCTCAGTTACTTTTTTTGATGGACAAGGTGCAGATGCAAGTGGTGAGCATGGAGTTGATTTTAGTTTCAATGATTATAACAACAATTATGCTATATTTGCTGGAGAAGTTATTAGTGTCGGAAAAGTTCCGGGATATCCTGGATATGGAAATGCAGTTCAAATTAGAAGTATAAACCCTTTAAATCCAGATGATACATTTGAAGCACTTTATGCACATTTTCCTGATAATGGAATGGCAGTAAGGGTAGGTGATAAGGTAAGAGTTGGAGATTACTTAGGAAAAGTTGGGTGGAATGGTGTAAGGGGTCCTGGTGGAGGTGCTGCAATGCAAGGTAATGGAGCGGGTAATATGTCAGGACCCCACACAAGTTTAGATTTTTATTCTTCTGATGGAGGTGGTTGGCATCCAGATGCAACAGCATTAACTAATCTAGTTATACAAATGGAGGGTAAAGTTCCAACTGGATATATCCCACCAATAAAACAGTCTGCTAGCGTGTTGCCATCATCAAGTCATCAAGGTCCAGTTATAAACGGAGGAGGAGGTATCGGTGGTTCTGATAATTATGGTGCTGGGTTAAAACATAGAAGTCCAGTTATCGGATATCCTAATTATGAGAAACCTGAAGATATGTACGGTCAATTTTACGCAAGAATTTATAAAGCAGCAAAAGCAGCAGGAGATCCATTTCCAGAAGTAGTTGCCGCACAAGCTGTAGAAGAAAGTGATTTTGGAAGATCTGCATTAGCAGTAGAGGCAAATAATTTATTTGGTCAAGATGCCCCACCAGATTATCCACCATCTAAAAAATATGTTTATATTGATCCAGTAGAAGGAAAACATACAGCAATTAAATTTGATTCTTTTGAAGAATCTGTAAGATACCGAGTTAGAATATGGAAACAATATTACGGAGATGCTAAAACTCCATCTGAAGCAATCGCTAATATTGCATCTGCTGGATATAATCCACACGCCATATATCCAGGAAAAATTAATGCTGTTATGGAAGAGTATGGTGTCGTACCAGGGCAATCAAACCCGACCGCGAATGATGTTAGTCCTACAAATCAAACAATCTTTGCTGATAAAGTATCAGGACCCGCAGGTCCTAAAGGACTCATTAAATCATTGACTGATGAAGAGGGATTCTCTGGTCTTTATATGAAACCAATAAATTTCTTAAATCCATTTGATAATCAATCTAAACTAAATGAAATTGAAAAAATTAGTTCTAGTATGGAGGACATGGAAGATGGGATCCCAGTTCAAACAGTAGTGGTGACTAATACTATCATTAAAAATCAGAGCAGTACTAATATAAGTAGTAGTACATCTAAAGTTAATCCAGTGAAAAGTTATCAGTTAGCGGTATTAGGAGCATAAGATGGCGAGTTTGCAGGCAACATATAGTGGGGACTTAACATCTTCTATTACTGGTTATCTCGCGTCTACTCTTCGTGATAGTTTTTCTAAGGGTAAGAAAGATAAGGAGTCTGCACAAAAAATAGCAGACGGTTATGGGGTAGATGTAGATTTTAAACGTGGAGAGTTTACTTCTAGGGCATTTAGAGATAGTTTAATTAAAAAGACAGTTGGTGAAAGGTTTGTACCAAAGACCAGCATGTATGATATTCTTGCAAGAGGGCAATCAAGTAGTGATCCTTTAATGGGAACACCTGCCCATGTAAGAAATCTTCCAGAATATCAGAAACTTGCAAATCCTACTGAAAAGAAGTTTAAGGAAAATAGTAGTAAGTTAGATGGTACTGTTCCATCTAACGATAAAGCAGTAAAGGTTCAGGATAAAAAACTTGGTAAATTCTTAGCTGCTGCAGTAGAAGCAATTAATCAGAATTTTTCTACTTTAAGTGATAGTTTAGATGATGCACAATCAGAGGTAATTCAAGCTAAAGAAGGTATTTTTGGTACTATTAAGCAATTAGAACAAAATTCTGATTTGCTAGAAACTAAGTTAGATGCTATTATAGATGCCTTACGAGATCAGAATGATACTGCTAAGAAACAAACAGATGTAGAACAAGTTAGAGCCAAAGCTGCAGAACAAGGTAAAGAAACTGATCAATCTGGTACACAACGATTACAAGATATAGGGCAATCAAAGCAAGAAGCAATACAATTAAATTTATTGCAAGATGAACAAGAAATTGGAAAAACTCCTGAGACTAAAGATCAGCAATTAAGTCTTCCCTTACCTGAACTTGAAGAGGGCGGCATTATGTCCGGTCCTGATAGTGGTTATCTTGCCAAGTTACATGGCAATGAAATGATCGTGCCACTTGATAATAATTACACTCAAGGTGAACCTAGTGCTGTTGATGGAAAAGTAAGACCTAAACCTCAAACATCTGCAATTCCTTCATCCCGAGTTCCTAAAACTGGTGGTGTATCAATGTATGAACAAGGATCTGCTGAGGCATCCGATCCTTCATTTTCTCCTAATATTCTTAATGCTATGATTTCTATGCAGGACTCTGCTGTTCCTGCAAAAATAGACAAAAAGAATAAAGATCTGCAGAAAGCTATGGAACTGCCGCTCAGAGCGTCAGGAGTTATGACATTATCTATGCTTGAGAAGGCAGTCTCTGGTATGGGAACACTGGCAGCTCCTATTACTTCCGAACTTAAGCAAATTGCTAACCCAATTGCATCTGCATTTGGAGTTCCGAATACTATTGCTGATAAAGTTATTACAGATACTTCTCATAAAAAAGAACAGCAAGATAGACAAAAACAGATGTTTGCTACCGGTAGTACATCATCATCTAAAAATAACAGAGCGTGGTGGGATCCTCTTGGGGTCTTCACTGGTCGTGGTGGTATAGGTGGTGATAGTTCTAAAACCATTTATAGCAGACCTCCAGGTGGCACTGGTGGGTCATCTATGCAATATGGTAGTCGCCAAGGTGGTACAGGTGGACCTTTTGGATTCTTACCTGGAACTGGTAGAGTTATGACTCCATCAGCTGGCGACAACGGTAGTTATATGCAAGATGGTAGAACGGTACAAAAATTCCTTGGAATGGAAGTGCCATTTTCTGCTAGGAGGAGTGGATATACTCCCGAAGATGTTCAAAGATATAACAGTCAGGATTCTGGAACTCAAATGCAGACATATGATGCAGTTCCTCATCCAAGTAGGAAAGATCTTGCAGAAAAAATGCGTCAGGAATATAATATTAATATAAGTGATCCTGCATATAAAACTCGTAGTGTGCAACCACAGGTTACTCCGCAATCTACAACAACAGGTAACAGAAGATTAGATGGTGCAATCCGCAACGCTCAAGATATTGGAGATATGACAGGCACTCGTGGGTTGATGGATCAAACTGCGACAATCGCTGAGAAAACCCAAAGGCGAAATGATATCTTAAGACAATATATGCGTGATGCAGGTATGTCTGGCGCTGATGAAAGTATGAATATGTATGGTAAACCTATGGGAGATCAATCTAGTATTAGTTCTCCTGCATCTCGTGGTGCTATATCTACGGTTGTAAATATGCAATCACAGCAAAATTCTCTACGTAAAATGGAAACCAAAAATAAAACTTTGGAACCAATTCTCATCAGTAATAGCAGTCAAATAGATGATACTGCTGATGATACTCCTCCTTCTTATATAAGTACAAAGGGTGATATAGGATTTTCCGAACTTTACCCGTCTATGTATAGTTAACTATGGCAGAATTTAATAGAAAACCATACGCATCTAGTTGTGAAATAAAACAGATTGCTTTATATAAACCAGATGGAGAGAAGGCGGAAGCAAACCTCTTGGATATGGTATTGTTTATTCAATATCATGAAAATATTCTGTGGCCTGCTTATGGTGCAACCATGGTGGTACTTGATAATGCACAAAATTTAATTTCATCTATTCCTATTCAAGGATTTGAAAGGGTTGTTTTTGAAGTAGTTGATGCTAAAGAAGATACTTATTTCTATGAGTTTCGTGTGTTCAAAGTAAGTAACAGAGTTAATGCAGATAGAACCCAGATTTATACACTAGCATTAATTTCCACCGAGGGATTATTAAATGAGAGTATTCGGGTTAATAAACTAATTTCTGGATCTACTTCTGATGTAGTGAGAAAACTACTATTGGAATATTTGAATGTTGTTGGTAATAGGATTGATGTTGAAGATTCTGTTACTGGCATTGCACACTTACCTGCTAAAAAGACGCCATTTGCATTAATTAGATCCTTACAGTCTAAAACAATTGCCCAAAAAGAATCTACTACACCAAAAAAAGGTCCCATTCCATTAGAAGTAATACCATTCGCTCCCACCAGCGGTACTGTTTCTGATGCTGATCCTAATACTGCAGATGATGCATCTGGAACAGCAGGATATTTATTTTTTCAGGTTACAAGGAAAGAAGAGAAATCTCAATTCATCTTTAAGTCAATTGATTCTTTATCAGACCAAAAACCAAAGACTAGTATTTTTTCTTATTCTCCTGGAAAGACATCTGAAGAAAGTATGTTTAAGATCCAAGAGATTAGATTCGGAAGTGAAATTGATACTATGCAAAAAATGAGGGAAGGAGCATACTCTTCTTTAGTGTGCTACTACGACATAAATACTGGTAAGTATGAAGAGCAAGTTTATTCCCTAGCAAATACTTGGAATGATATGTCTCACTTAGGGACAAAAACTGAACTTCCTGTAGGTCAGACTATATTATCACAGTATCCAAGTAGAGTGATGTCAACTATTGTAAATCACGAAAATTGGTATATGGGTAAAAATGTTGCATCTAATGAAGATGCTGATCTCGGGGATCAATCTCCCGATAATTCTTTTCCTGATTATGTTAAACAATATTTACCGCAGAGTATTTCTAGACTAGGAGTTATGTTCAATTACGAATTGACCATATCCCTAACTGCGAATTTTGATCTTAATGCCGGAGATACAATAGATATTAGGATTCCGAATCAAGTTTCTGATGCAGAGAGGAAAGATGAAGTTTGGGATCCAACATATAGTGGCACATATTTGATTAAATCTGTCAATCATCAGATTGACGTTAAGGAACAAAACGCTTATACTGTACTTGAGTTAATCCGTGATTCTTGCGGAATTAAAAAATATACAAATAAATAAAATTATTAGGAGTACAAATGAAATCAATTGAAGATCACATTGAAAAGGATAAAGAAATCCTTGATAACCCTATGATCTCTCCCAATCAACGTCGCCACATTGAAGGTGAGTTGCATGAATTGGAGGAGTATGCAGAGCATCACAAGAAGGAGATTGAAGCAGGAGATCATCACGATCCCACTTACCTAGAACTTTTCTGCGATCAAAATCCTTCAGAACCTGAATGCTTAGTATATGAAGATTGATTAATATGGATTCATTAAACGGGTTATATCCAATAAACCAAATCGGATCCGATGGATTCTCATGGTGGATTGGACAAGTTGAATCTGAGAAGGCGGATGATGAAAAACTTTCTGGTCGTTATAAAGTAAGGATCGTTGGTACTCATCCTAAGTCTTGTGAGGCAGTTTCATGGGAGGATCTTCCATGGGCAATTACTATGATGCCTGTAACGAATCCTCATACACCAGGAGGAGCAACATCAGTTTCTGATCAATTGGGTAAAGGAGTATGGGTTATTGGATTTTATCTAGATAATCTTCAACAACAACCTATTATTATGGGTTCTGTTGGTAGAGTTGCTAATTCAACATCTGAAAAGACTGCTGATGATCCTACACCAGGTGAAAACTGTAAATCATTCACTACCTATATTCCGGAAGATGCTAAAGTAGCGTTTGATCAACCTACCCCTGCTGTTGGAGAAAAGTCTGCGGTAACTGTTACCGAGGCAGGATTAGCTCCTACTGGCACTATATCGGAGACTGGTGAAGGGAAAATAAATGATGGGCCAACAAATTTTCAAGTAGCAAAATATTCTAAAAATACAGATTTAAATCCTGCAGGGATTAATTTTTGTGTGGAGAAAGCAGATAAGTGTGGTAAAGAAACTGATCTTAAAAAAACTTTTACTAGATTATTCTCGGAAATGCTTGCCGAAGTTCAAAATAATGACGGTAAATTAGGGACGTTCCTTATTGCACCATTAAGTGGTGAATTGCATGATGCAATTGGCATAGGGAGAAAATATGTAAATAAATCAATCCTTGTTGTTAGAACTTTTGTCGCGTCTGTAAAGGGATTTATTCTTGAAAAAATAAAAGCAGGCATTAAAGATTTAATCAACATGCTATTGTATCCATCGGATACTGGTAATGCATTAACACCGCTTACAAAATTCTTTAACGACATTTTGGCTAATGTTGGTTGTCAGATGGCAGATCTTGGAGATCGCTTGGCTTCTTTCTTGGAAGATCTTATTTTTGGATATTTGTTTGATGTATACAAAGCAGCAGCATGTTTAGTTGATAATTTTGTTGACGGTCTTTTAAGTAAAATCCAATCTTTAATGAATGAATTACTTGAATCTGTTTTGGGTCCTCTTCAAGACCTTTTAGGTGCTGCAGCATCTGCTATCAATATTATTGGTGATGCAATTAACTATGTTTTAGATTTACTTGGAATCCAATGCAACGGTCCTGGAAAGTCATGTTCTAAAACTACTGTAGCTTGTACTAATTGCGATTCTGATAAACGTGACGATTTCTTAGATGAACTGCTGAAGAATATTACTGATGATCTATTCCCAGTTACTGGAGAAGATTGGTCTAGGTATACTTGTGATGAAGCATATGAAGGAAATACTCTTCAACCAACAAAAGTAATATTTGTTGGTGGGGTTCAAAATCCTCCAGTTCCGAATTCTATTCAATACGATATCTCTGATATTAAAGTTGAAGAAGGAGATGAAGCAGCTTTTGTTGTTACTAGAATTGGATATCTTGATGTATCATCAAGTGTTAAGTATACTACTAGAAACGGTAGTGCTACAGAAGGAATTGATTATTTAAAATCTAGTGGTATTTTAGGATTTGCTCCTGGAGAATCGGAAAAGAAAATTCTTGTGAGAACTCTTACTGATACGGAATCTGAGGGAGATGAAGATTTCTTTGTGTCAATCAGAAAAGATTCTCCTGGAACAATTCCAGCATTTGCTAAAAAAACTGTTGCTAAGTGTGTGATAACTGAAAGTACTATTAGGACACCAGGTCTACCGTCACCAGCACCAGGAGATCCCCCACCATCTCCTCCACCTGCACCTACTGAATCACCTGACACAATTATTCCTGATATTATTAACGCTAGAGATGTGAATCCTGATCCTACGGTTGATCCTACTGATACAACACCAACCTATAAAGTAGTATCTGATAGGTCTAGTGTAAAGGAAGGGCAATTTATCAAATATACTATAACTACTACAAATGTTGAAACTGGTAGAACATTATTCTATCGTTTATTTGGAACTGGAATTACCCCAAATGATATTGTAAATAATTCATTATCGGGATCATTTACTATAGAAAATAATACAGCAACTGTTATTATTGGTATAAATGTAGATTCTGAACTAGAAGATGAAGAAATACTGACATTTGGTATTGCAGGAACAACTGCTAGTACCAATGTTCTTATTCTCTCCGATACTTCTGGGTTTAGTCCTGAAGAATTAGATGCCAGTGAAGATTCATCTTCTAATACAAATTCAAGAACTGACCCACCTAGAAATCCTACTGTAGATCCTGCAAAGATCATTACTGATCCTGGTGGTGGAATTATTGATATCCCTATTGATGAACCTGGAGATCCATATACAGAACTTCCAGTGGTTATTATTCCGGGAGAAGGATTCCGCGCATCTGCATTGCCATTATTAGATTCTACTGGTAGAATTACTGAGATAAGAATTACCGATCCTGGATTTGGATATAAAATTAATACTCCCCAAACATCAGACAAAGAATGTATCATTGATTCTTTTACTATGTTAAATCCTGGTAGAGAGTATACTTCTTCACCTCAAGTATACATCAACGGTGATAATACCATTGCTGATGCGGTAGTTGAAAATGGTAGAGTCATTAGTGTTAGAATTAAAAACAGGTCTATTGTTTTTGATAGATATCCTAAAGTTCTTATCATCGGCGGTGGTGGATATGGTGCTAAATTCATTCCATCATTCTCTTGTCTTGATAGAGATGTTAGAGTTACTGTTGGATCTGCCAAGATCGGGACAGGTAAATATATTGATTGTCCTTAGGAGTAATTATGGCAAAAAGTAGAGAAGGATTTGATCAGGTATACGACTCTGTTGGGAGCAGCAAAACCCCTCGCGGTGCAGGAAATTTTGAGAAAAGAGAAACTACAGTACCATCATCAACTCCTGATGAGGAGCAAGGACCTATTACAACTGAAATTACTGTACTAGTTGCGGGTAAACGTTATACATTGACGGATGATGGTGGAGACCTTGAAATTCGCAATAAGTTAAATGGCATGGGAATCTCTATTCAAGAGAATGGAGATATCATGATGCTTAGTGGTTCTGGTGGAAATGGTAAAGCATGTGGTGGCAGATTTATTGTCAATTCCAAGGGTGGTCAACTAGTTAAAAGCGGTGCCGCAACGTTTGAATACACTGCAAATCCAGATTCTTCAACAAAAGGTGGCGGATCTGATGAATCTTCTACAGCAGGTAAAAATGAAACAGCAAAATCTGAATTATGTTATGGCGATTCTATTACAGAAGTCCATGGTGAAGTAAGAATTAAAGGAACTAATATAGTTTTAGAAGCAGCAGATGTTTTATCTTTGATTGGTAAATCTTCTGTTCTTATTCAAGCAGGTCCTAATGGCGGTGGAGAACTTCGTATCAATGCTGGGCAAATTACGGAAACATGTGGTACTAGAGTCGGTTTAGTCGCAGGACAAAAATCAGATATTATTAGTGAAGAAGTGAGTCTTCAGTATGATCCTCGTGCATCAGTTAATGTCATATCACCTGGACATATGAATGTTAAGGCTGCTGGAGATATCTCTCTGGGTGCAGGTGGAGCAATAGAAATGATTGCTCTTGGAATTAAACAACCTCTTGGATTAATTAAAGATCCGGTGAGTACTATTGGTATGAAAACTGTTGCTGGTGGATTAACTCTTACAAGTGCAGCATTTACTAATATTACTGCAATAGGACCACTTACACAAGCAAGTAATGCTACTACTATTACTTCTACGACTTTCTTAACTGCACTTGCTGGTACTGGTATCAACATGCTTACCGGTACGGGAAATGTTGATATCACAGCAACGACAGGTAACGTTAATGTTAAAGGACTGTTGATATACCTGAATTGATAAGTTAAGGTTATCACATTCATCGGATATCCGTATCGCTAACTGGCACAAGGGGGGGTTGAAACTCCCCTTTTTCGTGCTAAATTACTCTTGTAGCAAATCAAGGAAGTGCCTCAATTAATCGCACATACCACTTGACGCGCATCACAACATGTGCTACAATCTGTACAAGCGATTGGGACAACCCAATCCAACATCTGTGGGTAATCACTCCACAAGTAAACTAAAAGGTAATTAAACAAAATGATCAAATCTGTATTTGCAGCAACCGCTGCCCTGTCCGTCTCTGCTGGTGCTGCATTCGCCGGACCCTACGTTAACGTAGAAGCCAACTCAGGATGGACTGGATCCGACTACTCCGGAACTGCCACAGACCTTCACGTAGGCTACGAAGGCGCACTAGGTGACTCTGCATCATACTATGTCCAAGGCGGCGCTAGCGTAGTTGCTCCTGACGGTGCTGAGAGCGACACCGTTCCTTCCGGTAAGGCAGGCGTTGGTATCTCCTTGAGCGATGCTCTGGGTGCATACGGCGAAGTCTCGTTCGTTGGTTCAGGTGATAGCGACGTTGATCGCGGTTATGGAACAAAATTGGGTTTGAAGTATTCCTTCTGATCTCCTGACATAACTGAGAGGACCTTCGGGTCCTCTTTTTTTATGTTTCTAAATAAACCAGGTGTGATCTAGGTTTTATGCTATCTACACAATATAGACTACGAATGGAGTTTATTTGTAAATGTATTGCAAATGGAGAAGAAGTAAAGTTGTCTGATATGATTTGGGCAAACAAATTAGCAAAGGCAAATACATCTGCCAATGAGATGTTAAAAATGGCAAGAAGACAAGCCGCACAAGATATTCAAGAAGGAAGCACAGATGATTTTCTGAATAGGATGGGACTAGGAGACCCCGATCCATCCAATCACAAAAAGGGGTTTACATCTGCTGATGATATGCTAGAATGGTTTCAGCAAGATAAACCTGATGATTGGCGTCAGCGTGACTAATTGAGTTATACTAATATTATGAATGTAGTTCGTTTAAGGATCATAGGTAGTGCTCTTGTTATTGTTGCCTACTTCATTGTCCTTCATGTAAATGTATTAATTGGTGTGGGCGCACACTTCGTTGCAGATCTTATTTCAGTTCCTTACTTTATAAAGACAAGATCTTGGGACGTAGTTATAATGTTAGTATTCTTGTTATGCATCTCGCTATCTAAATTGATATGAATATCTTTGTAACTGATCCTAGTCCATATAAGTCTGCTGTGGTTCTCCCTGACAAGCACATTGTCAAGATGCCCCTAGAGACTTGCCAGATGCTTGCTATTGTATGCTCAGACAAATGGGGACATAACTTCGGCACTCTTCCTAAAGCAGACGGTACTCCTTATGCTACGGAGAAAGGTGCTTTTCGTAATCACCCTTGTACTATTTGGGCGAATGAGTTTGTAACCAACTGGCAGTGGTTACTCGCACATGGTCTTGCTATGTGTGATGAGTATACTGCTCGCTATGGTAAAGTTCACACCTGTCAGAAGACGCTTCTAGCAGCAAAGGAGATACTTCCTACAGCAGACCCACAAGGTCGCAGTGGGAAGGGTCCTAAACCTTTTGTATTTGCAGGACCTGATGAGTTTAAATACGATGAAGGTATTGATATCTACAATAAGTATAAGATGTATATTTCATCTAAACCATGGGTAAAAGATAACTATCTTCGTATCCCAGACCGCAAACCTGATTGGATTTAACATGGAAAATTTCAATACACCAGGATCTAATAAATCTTGGATGGATGATGGGTTTAAAAAATTTATAATTGAACGTCAACTGGAAAATGTTCGCAATATTCTAAATGGAACATTAGAAAAAAAACTCTTGGTAAATAGCAAGGGAGAAGTTTCACGACAAATTGTAATTAACTATGACAACAGCAGTAATTTACAGTAATAGTAATCAAGAATGCGAACGCATAGGAATGCTCTTAAGATCTATTAGTACTGAATTCCATGAATACGTACTAGGGAATCATTTTACTCAGCAACAATTTCAAATGGAATTTGGATCTGACGCAACATATCCTCAGGTTGCTATCGGTAATAAACATATTGGTAACATGAAAGACACATTACATTATCTTGGTAGTATTGGTTATGATAAACATTGAAGATTTTTGTGATAAATTGGAGGGGTTCTATGATAATTGGTATCAAGCTGCCGGTAATCCTGCAAAATATGCACACATCAAACTTATTTGGGAACGTATAGGACAACTTGAATTTAAATCAAAACAATGGTATCAATACCTGGGGGAAGAAAATCCTTACCGATATAGATGGCATCGTATTCAAGATGATTCAAATCAAATTGTAGTTGAAAACTGGTCTCCTGATTGGAAAGAGCGCAATAAATGTTGTGATATGATATTTAAACCTAATGGTATATTCTATAAAGGTTCTGTTGCTACAAATAAATGCATAATTAATGGCGGAGAACTCAAAAGTGTGGTAGAATTTAATGGTGAAGTTTACAAGAGTAGAGATCAAGGATGGAAGAACGATAAAGTCATATGGGGTAGTAATGTAATTTACGAATTTCAAAAATCCGAAGGACCTATCTGTGTTTAAATGACTAAGAAACAATATAAGCAATTGCTATTAGATCATTTTACTGAGCAGTTAAATAAACTGACAGTGAAAGAACTTAAAGAACTTGCAGCGAGGTATACATGAAGGATTATGTCTGTATCGCCACATGGGATCCCATTTTTGAGATGATGCGCTATCATTGGGTACATAAGTCCGAAAAAGATCCTGTGCAATTTGTCAAAAATCTTAATCCGGAGCAAAAAATGCTATGAGTAGCAAGATGATGTTCCTAGTTGATGCTGGCAACGGCAGATGTATTACTCATGATGGATACATTCAACTCGGTAGTTTCTGTCATAGTGTAGAGAAGCATCTTGAGTTAAATCCCGATCAAGAATGGCAGGTAACATACTGGATGCCTGATCCATTCTATATGAGATACCCACGACCAAACTATCAGCATACTATGAAGGCGAACGAAGGTTCTCCTAAGACTGATAATGCTACTGATAGTAGACCAAGAGACTTCCCAGATCAAGCAACAAATAGATTAGAACGAACATTATGAATGATTTTCTAGACAACTTGGGTGCTAATCAATATCAGAAGATGCATAAACCTAAACAGGTTAAGATTACTCCTCAGACATATATTGATATGAATAAGGAGTTTGAAGAGGAAGATTATCCATTTAGAATTGCTGTGCCTACACAGGAAGCAATTGATAAGTGGCAATCACAACCATCACCACCTTATCAGACACCAGAACCTGTAGATATGGTTGCTGAGATGTGGGCAGAGCATAATAGGATAGAAGAAGAACGTAAACTACAACTTGAGATTGATCTGTGACTATAGCAGGTTTAGCAATTTGGTAAATGCACCGTTCTCATAAAGCGGCTAAAGTGGGTTCAACTCCCACAACCTGCATTCGGGAGTATGGCGGAATCGGTAGACGCACCAGACTTAAAATCTGTTGAGCATTATGCTCGTGGGAGTTCAAGTCTCCCTACTCCTATTATTAATAATAAACTATGTCTAAGTATGATTTTGGTGGACTTGAGAGGCATCCTGCTAATATTTTAAGGTTGATTAGTGAATTAGAAGGATCATATCAACTCTGTAAATGGATGGGGTTTGAAGAAGACATGAATACTATTGATCAAATGAAGAAACCCTATTACAAACTGTATTTCAAACTCAAAAAAGAATATGGAGAATGAAAATGAGTTGATATCACCATAAATACGACAAGCAGAAGCAATACGATGTCGTTTCATCCATACAATTTAACATCAAAATACGTCTTTTGCACATTTCCAGTAAATTACACAGTTATTGTGAAAATGTATTTCATTGAGGGAATGCCTTTTACATATGATAAAGTAGAAAGGGAAGAACTTGAAGATGTTTGGATAAGAGCAGAAGCAGCATTAAATCCAGAGTTTACAATGGAGCAGGTAGATCAATATTCCGACTATCTTATTGCTGAAGAATTACACCCATGTTTATATCCAGTTGAAATGACTAATCCAGAGTTAATGCCAGATGACACGTTTTCATGATTATATTGAAGGTACTTTTGACAATAAAGAACAGGCATTAAAATATCCTACTAGATATGCTAGAATTATTATCAATCATAGGTGGATTGGTGGTGATTGGTTTGAGGGCACCCAATCTTTTCATAAAAGAGAACCCTATAGGAAATTTCTAATTCGTATTTTCCCAGAAGGGGAAAAAATTCGCGTCAAAAATTATGACCTAAAAGGTGTATATAAAGAAGGATGCGATACATTATTTGAATTGATTGGAAGCAAATATCATGGTAGTAATACTGAATGTACTTGCTGGGTGTTTTGGAAAGGAATTAAAACTTACTTGACAAATAGCATAATTTTAGGTTATAATGACTACAAGGTCATGGATTCGGGAATTGATCCTGAGACTGGAAAAAAACTCTGGGGATCTCAATGGGGACATTTAGAGTTTAAACGCCAAACTAGCTCAGCTGGTAGAGCAGGTCTTTTGTAAAGATCAGGTCGCAGGTTCAAGTCCTGTGTTTGGCTTTCCACTTTTGTGGAATAGGTGACACCACCGGTATTTCGGACAGGGGTTCAATTCCCCTCACCTCCATTGGGTAGATGTCCGAGTGGTTAAAGGAGGAAGACTGTAAATCTTCTGGCTCTGCCTACGTTGGTTCAAATCCAACTCTGCCCACTCCTGGGGGTGCCATGGTTTAGACGGGGTATAAGGAGTGTTACTGAAACCTGCTTGGATAAGCAAACCATAGATGCAAAAACATCTGACACCGCAGCGAATAATATCGTTGCATTCTCCCGCACTCGCGAACTCGCGACT